GGTCGACCGTACCATCCTGATCTCCTACTGCGAGAACTATGCCCGTTGGCGCGAGGCAGAGGCGCGTCTCGAAGAAGAAGGCAAGACCGTGAAGGTGGACGCTGTTGAATACCCCTCGCCCTTCGTCCTCATCAGCAAGACGTACCACGACGAGATGATGAAGGCCGCGCGTGAGCTGGGCTTCATGCCGCCTGAGGTCAAACCAATGGCTAAGCGGGATTGGCCTATTGTCGTTTCCACGAAACATGAGGCTTGGGCCTGGGTATCTACTGACGGGCGCGTGCTCGGATTCTGCGATCGTTCACTTGAAGAGATGAAAAAGACCTGCGAACCCAACGAGCACATTGTCAGGATTTTTTGGGAGGAACGGACATGGACCTACCACTACTAGGAGCGGGCGCAGCATGAGAAAGGGCAGCCACATGACAGAGGAACAGTGCGCGAGCAATTCTGCCGCACAAAGGGCTTGGTGGGCCGTTCCTGAAAATCGGGAAAGGCAAGTTATGACGCATCTTGCCTCTACGGCGATGAAAGATTGGTGGGCCGTTCCTGAAAATCACATAGCGATGTCCGCCGCCCGTTCTGGACACCTTGGACGCAAAGTATCGCCCGACCAGCTGGCAAAGATGGTTGTAACAAGCAAGGCTTGGTGGGCCGTTCCTGAAAATCGGGAAAGCCAGGTTGTGTCACATCTTGGAAATACAAACGCCCTTGGACCTCACATCGTATCAGAAGAGGGTAGGGCAAACATGTCTGCGGCCCACAAAGGCAAACGTCCTTGGAATAAGGGAATTCCAGCAACGCCACAAGCGCTGGAACATATGTGTACCGCGCACAGGGAGTATGCTATCGCACACCCCGAAAAGGCGAAGAAGCAGGGCGCGGCGATGAGGGGACGTCCCTCTCCGATGAGGGGAATTCCTCTGACAGAAGAAACTAGGAAAAAACTGTCTGACATTGGTAAAACAAAGGTGGGGCCGTTGGCTAACAGCTGGAAGGGTGGGCCTACCCCCGAAAAGGTCAAGACTTGGAAGGCGAAGAATTCTGCTAAACGCCGCGATCTCGGCTTCCTGCTCTTGAATTCCTGCCACCCCGGCGATGACGGGCACCATACGGCGGATGGCATGCATGTCGTGTTCGAGCCTAAATGGTTGCACCGTCTTGTCAGTCACGACCACAACACCGGGCGGGGTATGGCAGAGGCGGACGCCCTGGCTCTGGCCTATGCTGGACTGACCGCTGATGTTCTTGATGATACGTTGCCGTTCGACTAGGAGGGGACACGATGAAACGGCTAGGCAAGGTGGTGATCCTAACATTCGCCGAGTACGAATCCCTGATGTGCCGGACAGAAGACGCTGAGGTACACGCTGCGGACTTCGCCGAAGAACTGAGCCGGATGCGGGCTGACTCGGTCCTGGCAGAGGCAGCTGCCTTCACGTCCGGCAAGTTCCATGCAGCTGGCGGGTACGCGCACGCTCTGAAGGAACTACGCCTCAAACTCCAAGGCACCACGGCCGTGATGATTCGCTTCATGGACCTGTGCGCGAAGTGGCGCCCGCTGGTGGAAGCTCTAGAGACGTACCCCAACCAGTTCGTCGAGATCGGCTTTGATGTGGGCCTGCACTTCCCGGTGAAGCGCTTTGAGAAAGACGGCACGGAGTATCTCGCGACCGTTCAGTATCAGGAAGGGCAGTATCCGGATCACCAGGCCGCGGGGGCATTGAGAGTATTGGCACATGCCGATGACGTAAGCGACGCGGACGCAGCAGCCGACTTCGACGTTGTTGGTACCTCCGTGGCACAAGAACGGAGGCAGTCATGACTATTCGATTCCTGGTGAGGATCCCGAACGGGAAGTATTGCAGCAGCAGCCGGTTGCGGTGTCCGTGCCTCGGGGGCAATGAGGACTTCGACGACTGCTGCCAGCTGTTTGGGCGCCAGTTGAAGGACAATGCGACCGACGATCCAGGGCCACACTTCAAGCTGAAGTGCATCAAGTGTGATGCGTGTGCAAAGAAGGTTGCCAAGATGAAGAAGGCACAGCCATGAACGTTCGCGAGATTGTCGAAGAATACCTGAAGGCACACGGCTTCGACGGATTGTACAACACCAATGGCCAGTGTGCCTGTGAGATTGGGGACCTTTCGCCCTGTTACGAGAGCTCCGAGATGGACTGCGAGCCCGGCTACATGCATCATTGCAAGGGCTGCTCGAAAGTGGGAACAGTCGACTCGAACAGTGACGAGTTGTGCGACATCGACGATCACCCCGAAGAAGACGGCTGGTGCATCGGTCCGTCGAAGGAACGGCCATGAACCGTACTTCTATCGACTGGGCGCAGTATAGCTGGAATCCTGTAACTGGCTGTCAGCATGGCTGTGACTACTGCTACGCCAAGAGGATCGCGGAGAGGTTCAATGGACCGGGCGGATTCGCACCGGCCTTGCACGAGGAACGCTTGCCAGAGCCGGGAAGAATCAAGAAGCCCTCGCGCATCTTCGTCTGCTCGATGGCCGACCTCTTTGGAGACTGGGTACCACAAGAGTGGATCAACCAAGTGATGAACGCTGCATGGGCCGCACCACAGCATCAATACTTGTTTTTGACCAAGAACCCGAAGCGCTATCACGACCTGCTGCAGGGCAACATAGCGCCAAATTGGTGGCTAGGGCAGACCGTGACCACGAAGAGCGACGCCCTGGACGAAATGGTGTCAGGTTTACATTACGCTAGCTGGCACACGTGGCTCAGCGCCGAACCGTTACTGGAGGACGTTGCTGATTATATCCCTTACGGTCGCATCGACTGGCTGGTGATCGGTGCGATGACAGGACCAGGGAGCAAGAACCGGCAGCCGGACTTCAAGTGGACGCACGATCTCACCTCTTTGGCAGTGGCACATGGAGTACCGGTGTTCCATAAGCGAAGCATGCTGCCATACTTTGGAACGGGCGGGCTGGTCCAGGAATACCCGAGGGCAATGACACAGGAGGCACCATGACCCCTAGGCTCCTAGGGGGCAAGGAGGTTAGGAGCCTTGCCCGCAAGATGAAAAAACTCTCACTTGACAAAACCGAGGAGTTGTACAGAATTGGGGCTGCCCCGGTCTCGGTCGCTTTCCCCAAGTCTGCTACTTGGACCGGGGCATTTGTATGCTCTTGACATGTGAATGAACATGGATATAGTTCGTGGTAGAAGGCGGCTAAGGATGGTTAGCTCCCACCCCGAATGCCAACCGTACTGGCCCGCCGCCTCCTCTTGTGTTTGCAAGTACGGGCGTACGGTGAGAGCCTTTTCGCGAATAAGCCGCCTCCCACCAGTAAGAACGGATAAACCCACCTTGGGCTGGGAGTGATGACGTGACATACAAACTGAAAGTTTGCCAGAAGTGCGGCAAGGAATACGAGCCGACTGACAGTCGTCAGAAGTATTGCTCGGACTGTGGTCCCGGAGCCCGCCTGGAAGGGAAACATATATGCCTTATACGGTGGCGCGAGGCTAATCCTGAGAAAGTGAGGGCGCTGAGTGTCAATTGGGCTATGCTGCATCCAGAGGAAACAAAAGAAATTGAAAAACGGTGGAGATCTAGAAATCCAGAAAAGGTAAAAGCAAAAAGACGAAGGGGTTATCCCAAGCGTCGTGCTAAACATCGCCTACTTGGTTTTACGCCCCTGAATTCTCCGTTTGCCGGTTGTGAAGGCCACCATCTCGATCATGATCGCGTCCTCTATATTCCTGCCGAATTGCACCAGAGTGTGAGACACAATGTCTGGACAGGCAAGAACATGGAACAGGTCAACGCCTTCGCTTTTCAATGGCTTGAACAGGCGGTGATCCATGTCCAATAGAATCCTCAGTGACTCCTTGTTGACCTCTGAGACCCTGGACGAGCTCTGTCCATCGCAAGAGAACCTATTCTATCGATTGCTTGTCGTTGTCGACGACTATGGCTGCACTGATGCTCGCCCAGTCGTTGTCCTGGCGCGGTGCTATCCTCTCCGAATCAGCAAGATCCCCGTTGAAGATATGAAGACCTGGCTGCTGGACCTTGCCAGAGTTGGCCTGATTACCCTGTACCAGGTCGAAGGCAAAGAATATCTCCAAGTGTCCAAATGGGAGAAGCATCAGCGAGTTCGTAACAAGCGCCACAAGTGTCCACTACCTACTGTAGACGACAGCGACCCGCAACAGATTGCAGCGACTCTTGACAAGTTGGTACAATCCGCGGCGAGTTGCGGCGAGTTGCGGCGAGTTGCGGCGAGTTGCGGCAATCCGCCGTCTGAATCCTTATCCTTATCTATATCCTTATCCAAAGATAAAGACTCTGTCGAGCAAAAAATGCTCGACGCCCCGCTCCCTCCTCCGAAACCAAAGAGAAAAACAAAGGATATGAGCCCCGAGATCATGGAAGTACTTACTTATCTGAACGCGAAGATTGGATCCAAGTATTCTGTGGCGTCCGATCTCGTTGCCCGGTTCAAGCAAGGGGCTACCGTCGAACAGGCAAAGGCAATCATCGACAAGAAGGTTGCTGAGTGGGCTGGTACAGAAATGGCCCCTTGGCTCAAGCCTTCGACGTTGTTCTGTAAGAAGCACTTTGACGAATACCTGAACCAGCCGGGTATTCAAACTGCATCGTTCAGAAGGCCTGTGCCAGTTCCGATGTTGACTCCAGAACAGGACGCAAAGCACAAGGCGAAGGCAAGAAGCTGGTTTATGGATGAGAAGGCAAAGCAAGAGGCAAGATGAAGGATATCAGCAAGAGCGAACCAACTGAGAAGTAAGGCAACTAGTAGACTTGGGGAGGCAACAGATGGCAAATGACATTCAGGTGTTTCAATACGAAGGCGCTAGGGACATGCGGACGTTCGAGATCGAGGGCATGCCTTGGTTCGTTGCTCAGGATGTATGTGCGATTCTCGGTCTGGGAGATACGAGCAAGGCGGTACAGAGTCTCGAAGCAGCCGAAAAGGGTATGTCCAATGTTCCCACCCTTGGTGGGCTACAGTCTATGACCATCGTCAACGAGTCTGGTATGTATGCGCTCATCTTCAAGAGCCGCAAGATCGAGGCGAAGGGCTTCCGGCTGTGGGTCACTGGAACCGTCCTTCCGAAGATCCGCAAGACCGGGTCCTACGCTTTGCCGAGCTCAAAGAACGTCTACGGTATCCTCAGGGGTCTTGTGGATGACCTCGAACGCCAGGACCAGCAGATCGCCGCAGCCAATGCCAAAGTTGACCAGGTGAACCTGAGAGTCGACAAGGTTATCCAGGGAATTCCTGCACTGCCCGTGCCCGAGACAGCTGCCGATGAGTTCGTCACGCCCACGGTCCTTGGCAAGATGTTCAACCCACGTCAGTCAGCAATCTGGGTCAATAAGCGCCTACAGCTTGCGGGCCTTCAGTTTCATTCTGGGGGCGAGTGGATCCCAAATGACAAGGGGAAGGACTTCGCCAAGGCTATCCCGGTCCAGCTGGAGAATGGCAAGTGCGTCTACCAGCTCCATTGGCAGCGGC